ACTTTGGCTGCAGATGTTGGTTGGAAAGTGTACAAGAACACAGGGTTGAATGGACAATGGGACAATAATTGGGGCATATTGTGATAGTAGTCAACATCAATCATGGCTATGCAATTGTGCTCATTTGGGTCGGCTTGAGATGAATCGATCTTAACGTCTTTGGCCCAGAAATAAGTTCGGGAGCCTTGGAGTTTCTTTTTCATGTCAGAGCTAGACATCTGTTCCATAAATGGCTTATATCCTAACAAGGTAATAAGGTCAGTAATGAAATGCGTCGCGGATGTGCGTCGTTGAGCAGCAGTTGGATGAGTGTGATTAGGAGTTGGCTTAACAAGAGTAAACTCAGATTGCAGGAATGAATCCTTAACTGAAGAATAAGTAGGATGAGATTTAGATTGTAAGTCAAGCATGATTGAAAAATGTTGTTTAAAATGACCAAGCCATCCTGTATAGGGGCGAAGAAATTGAAATACAATAAAAACAATAATGGTTGAGAAAATAATAAGCAAAACAATCGAAAAGAACAGTGTAACTTCCGGGGCATATTGTGGTTCCACGTTGTGGAAGGTGTTGTACAATTCACAATACAGACTTTGGGGTTTGCGTCCAAAGAATCCAATTTGCGGGGGAAGACACGAGTAAAAGGAATTAACATAATCAAACACGAGGGTTGTAAACGAATTTACAGTGTCCACGACTAGAGTTATCAATTCTGATAGAAATAGTCTTAGGGTCTGGGGCAGATTTAGACCTAGCAAGGCTGCTTGCATCAGGAGCGTTGAGAACCATGAGTAGGTTGAGATGATAGATCTCAGAAGACCTCTCAGTAGCGACGAAATAAGCGTCAACAAAAATCGGCTCGGTGATAAGACCAACAGCTGGTATAATGATAAGCTCCATAATAAGGGGGAGATTAGCATGATAGAGATGTTTGTAGTCATTTGGGATGTCACACTCCAACATGATAAAAGAAGATCCAACACAGTGTGTGGTAGATGTAATAACCAAGAGGGGATGGACAGAACAAATGTCAGAAAGGAGAATTCGGGTTGCGGAAACAGGTAGTTCATTTTGTGGTTCCAGTTTGATTAGGATGAATGATTAGTGAGTAATGAG